GAAAATTCCGCTGAGTACATTTTCGTTCTAATTGCCTCTAAAACATCTCGATGTTTTTTTCAAATACCTCTGCTACCTGCAAGCTACTAGTAACAGCTTGCTTATTCTTCGTTAACACCGCGCGCTCAGACAACACGTTCAGCTTTTAGACGTATACTTGTCCGTCTAAATGAAGCAGAATGCACGTAAAAAAAGCCCTCTACCATGCGAAGTAGGGGGCTTTTTTTAATCGTTTAACTTATCCCATAATTCACCAAGTTTCTCAGCCGTCTTTAATTGCATGTTGTCAATCTTGCGTTCTCCACGTCTGGTAGCCCCAATTGAGGCCACAGATACTCCAGTTTCTTTACTAATTCTGTACGATGTAATGTCGCTGTCCAATAATTTTTTTACTTTATCAATCAATTTCATAATTATTTTTCCTTATCAAACGCAATGATTTCATCTTTAATAGTTTCTTCAGTTTCTTCAAGATTATCAAAATATGAGACTGCATCGTCAATATCTGCTGGCCATAGAACCCAAGCATTCTCGTCAGAATCAAAATTCAATTTTCCGTAAGTATCCCCATTTACCAATACTTCAACATTTTGAGCATCAATTTTATTAAATTCAACAGTCATTTTTAAGACTTCCTTTTTATTTTTGTTTTTCTCTCTTGCTTACAAATACATTATAACACATATGTACCATAATACAAGCGTATCATAAAAATAGATTAAAAAATTGTACGCAAAAAAGCCACCCACCTCGTGATGAGATGAGTGGCCCAATTTATTTCTATTCTGTTTTGCGAACCTGCTTCACCATGGACTTGTTGGCAGTGATGTAATTTCCGTCACTGACCATGATTCGGTAAACCTTGCCGTACTTGACTGCTTTACCATATACACGAGAACCCTTTGCATACAGCGACCGGTGCTTATGCGTAGCATCAAACTTAAGGGTGCCATACACGTTCACTTGTTTGGGCAGGACCTGAAACAGGCCATCGCTAGACCAGTATGTGGCCTTCTTAGCTGCAGTCTTGTCCTTAGATTTTTTTCCAGACAATGTGCCATTAAAATCGTAGCTGGCGTCGCCCCCGTGAAAGTTATCCGTGTATTGCCAAGCATTGGCGTTCACTACTCCAGGGCGGTCAGTCTGATAGGCTGCCACCCAGATATGCTTATCTACGAGTTTGGACCGATTGATTCGCCCAGACGTGAACCAACTGCCTGAACCATAGGTGACAACATTTTTGTAACCATGATCAATCAAGTATTTCAGGAAAATATTTACCTGAGTCGTCGTAGCCCATGGCAAATCAGTAGCCTCCACATCGATTGCAAGCACCGTAGATTTGTCCAGGCCAAACTTTTTTACCCAAGCGAGGAAGTATTTCGCCTCGGCCGTCCCGGCACCATGGAAGAAGTGATAGACCCCAACTGAGCCAAATATCTTTAAAGAATTGGCGACTTGCGCCCCAGCCTTAGGATTCAGGTAGGAAGTCCCTTCGGTCAACTTGACGATTGCCGAACTAGCTCCCTGCTTCTTTTTAGTTTTGAAGAAATTGAGCGAACTGGATTGATATCCAGATACATCGATAACGATTTTACTCATCAGAGTTCGCCCCCTCATCGTGATCTGCTTCGTCATCAGGAATTGGAGTCTTGACTACATCCAAACTGGTACCACCTGATGCCTTATAAAGTTGGTAGGCCTGCTCAACGATTCCAGCAACAATTTTCGGGTCCAGATTCAATCCGGCTTGCGCCAAACTGGATAAAACCTGCTGAATTCCCGATTTCTTGCGTTCTGCCTTGGTAATCCCGGCATTTACGGACAGCTCGGGAACGGCGGCATTAGCGAACTTCTGAGCCAATTCGATGGCATCTGAGACGTCCTCAGACGACACGTTCGCCTGCTGAGTTGAAGAAGCACCCGTGGACGTGTTTCTCACGAGACCCAATCCACCGAGTACTTGAAGGACCAGAGCCGCCCAAGTAGAAACTTGCTCGTTTGAAATCGTATACCCTAAACCGTTACCAACTAATACCAAAACACTGGCAACAAAAAAGACGACCGCTAATAGGTCGCCTTTAGAATTCTTGTTGAAGCTCAATTTAATCTTTTTCATCAGTTTCTTCCTTTCAATTTGCCGTAGCGAGAACGGTAGATCCGGTTCTCGCTCTCCAATGCTGCATTTCGCTGCTTGAGCTGTTCGTTCTCTTTGACCTTCAATGCGATCTGCTGGTTAAGCTCTTGCTCCATGGCGTCTTTCTTAACACGTAAGGTAGTAAGATCATCATCAAACTTATGTCGCTCAGCAGTCTGCTCATTGCGTAGGCGTTGGTTATCCTGCTTTACTTGCTCCATGATGTAGGCCTCAAGCTGTTGCTGGTCTTTACCGGCAGATCGATTGTCAACACGTTGTCCGTGAATCGCAGCGAAAGCAGCAGTAATCAGGGCCCCAACTGCCCCCAAGATTCCAATCCAATTACTAGCGCTCACTGCGATCACCTCTCATCAACGTACTGAATAGCAGCACTAAGGTTAGCAACGCGAAAACCCAAGTGAGATTAAATCTGGAATCGAAGAACCCTCGAACTGAAAATGCTAGCGTAATCGCGCCGAACGCCGGAGACAGAGCCACCATACCCCAGTCTCTTAGCTTGCGGCGGCAGAACATCGTACCGTAAAGAATCACAAGTCCACACCCGACAAGCCACAGTGCAAACCACCAGTCGTCAGCAAACCCGAAAACGACTTGCTCCAAGTGTGGTGGTGGAGGTGGCGGCGTCACTCGGGGATCGTCCAAATATCCTTGGTGAAACCAGACGTAGATTCCGCCAATCAGCGAAAATATTCCAAAAAAGAAATGGTTCCAGTGACGTGTGATCTCTATCCACGGATTACTGTCACTAGGTAATTTCAGCATTCTCTCACCCCTTCCCGACAATCAATCCCAAAAGAAAAGCACCGGCAACTAGAACTAAGCCTGTGGCGTAGTAGAAGTATCGGTGCTCCCAGAGTTTTTTGCTGACCCTAAGATATTTTTGACATCTTCTTGCAGGTAGACCGGAACCTCGTCAATAGTGCGGCCCCCATCTAAGACGTTAGCGGCGTAGATTGCTGAGAGTGCTGAAAATTTAAAATTTAACATAGTTGATTATCTCCTTATTTAGTTTGTTGTAGCTGGTCTAACGCGGTTTGCGTGTCGGCGCGGAACGGTGCGGGGACCTCTTCGAGTGTCCGAGTGCCTTCCACAATCGCTTGTGCGTAAATCTGCGCCAATGCTGAGAATGCCATTACTTCGCCTCCCCGGTTGAAGTGTCAGTTACTGTGGTAGGCGTCTTTGCCAGTTGTGCCGACAGGTAGTCAACAGCCTCCATCAGTCCCTGTTGAGTAAGCTCATTGGCCGCCTTTAGGCTAGCAATTTCTTTGGCCTTTTCCGCATTATCTTGAAGAAGTTGCGTGGTCCCATCGTACACAGCAGGAACGGAATCATCGTCAACCCTTCGTTGTTGCTCTTTACCGCCCTCATCCGTGTAAGATTCAGACTTTTGCTTCACCATTTTCCATCCGAAAAATTCATGGTCACCGAGTCGCACGCCCGGCATCTGATACACTGCGAACCCCACCGGAACAGGGCCCGACAGCATCGCATATTCATCGTTTACTGCCATTAGACATTACCTCCTTAGCCTTCTTGATAGTGCAAGCAGGCTTCATGTATTTCATGTAGAATCCGTAGCTATCAGAGTGCTTGAGCCAGCCCCAGTAAGCTATAACGCTCGCCGCGTCAAAACGGTTTAGCGTTGCTTTCTTGGAAATCTTAGCCATTCTTCGCTTGATTTTTAACGCGTTACGGCGCCGCAAAGTCGTGTGGCCCCGGTAAAGGCGCATTCCCAAAAAATCAATCGGACGTGAATTAACCTTGAAGACCTGCCAGTTGGGCTTTACTTCTAAGTCTTCAGCAGCCAGGTAGCTAGATATCGCTCGCTCCGCTTTGTGTAACTTCTTCTTGTTTGGCCCTAACAGCACTAAGTCATCGATGTTTCGCACTAGGTATGGAATTTGCAAATTGTCTTTGATGTAGTGGTCTAGGTCCTGCAGGAAAAAGTTGGCAAACCACTGACTGGAGTAAAATCCGATTGGTAGGCCTTTATCGAACTGGTCTACAAGTGTATCAAGCAGCCAAAGGATATCCTGGTCTTTGATTTTTCGGCGGAACTTGGACTTTAAAACTGTGGTGTTGATGGATGGGTAAAATTTATGCACGTCCATTTTCAAGCAATATTTCGTGTTTTTAGGGTCGTTCTGCAGCCACTTCTTAACCGCCTTCTGGCCCATCGAAGTGCCACGATGAGGAATCGACCCCACACTGTACTCGTACATACCTTTCAAGAAGATTGGCTGTAGCACTAGCATCGTTGCCCACTGAATCACTTGGTCCGGGTAGAACTGCGGCTTAGCGATTGTTCGCGTTTTCACTTTATCACGAATGACGCGCCGAATTACGTGGTTCGGAACGTATTCATGATCTACTAGCATGTCATGTAGCTGCATGACATAGAAATTCTTGTTAGCCAGGACCCGGGAAACACCCTTACGGGTACGTTTCCCTTTGGAAGCCTCTTCAATCGCCAGTTCCAAATTATCTGAACTTACAATCTTATCAAATAAGTGTCCATAGCGTTTCATTTAGTTCCTCCTTTCTTTTTTGTATGCATTTATGCAATCATTTGCCTTATTAGCTTCAAGAACTTTCGATACATCCTACTAGCTCCTGCTTTGAACAGCCTAATTTTTGCCAAGTGGCACGGAAAATTCGATGCATTTTTTGATTCACAAGCTTAAGGAGACGCGACCCGTGGTTCACGTTCGAGTTCGTCGAAGAGTTGTTCAGGTTCCAGTAGAACGCCCCGCCGTTGCTATCCGTGCCGTTCCAGTAGTCGCGCACCGAAAATCCCTAAAATAAAGTTCCCGGGGGAAAGGTCCCCCGGTCCCCCTTTAACCCAAAGCCTTTTTAACGAGACGCGACCCGCGGTACACGTCCGAGTACGTCGAAGAGTTGTACAGGTCCCAGCAGAACGCCCCGCCGCCGCTACCCGAGCCGCCCCAGCAGCCGCCGTACGCAGCGACAGTGTTGCCAGTAGTAGTGTACTGGTAGTCAGCGTAATAGGTTGATGCTGACCCGGAGGCCACAGTAGCAAACTGAGCGAACGGGTGGTTTGAATCATATCCCATTTTAGAAATCCAGCCTGTAGCAGTGGTGTAGCTAAGTGCCTGGTATGGGGCGGCAAACAAGTCTGATTGGTATTTGTTCGCATCATCGCATACCCAAGCATTTGCTCCCATTAAGTTAACCCCGTCAGTCCACTGATACAGATTGCCGTACATATTCTCGATGCCACGGTAATCCATCGGCCCCATGCTTGTAGCGTATCCAGATGACCCAGCGTGATTAGAACCGGTGCCGTTGGTCTTGGCTGAACCACTTGAACCATTGTCTAGGTTTCCGTGCATGATACTCTGAGAATTGAGTGTGGCAAACTCGATAAGAAAAAGAACTTGCCATACATCAACAACGTGAATATCAAGCAGCTGATAGCCATCGCCGTTGGCCTTTGCATCCGCACGAAATGAACCGATCGTTAAGCTGGCGGTTGCTGTCACTCCGCTTTTAGACTGTAACAAACCGCCCGTAACTGTGCCTTGGTAACGGCCAACGTCCACGTAATCCAACTCTTTTTGATTAGTGAAGTCCCAGAAACACTTTGGCAGATACCAGGAATCATCGATTTTGCTCAAGGATACTTGCCAGGTCGCTAGCTTATCGGTCTGAGTTTTCTTGATATACAGCTTAGGAATTCGGACGAAAGAGTTGCCCTTATCGTCCGTGATAGTTTTGTCCATCTTTGCCCAAGGGCCAACTGTGTCAAAGTCGTTCTGAGCTCCGTTAATCCCTGCTACCAAGCCGACCGCGGCATCGGTCCGCTGTAAGGCCCCGGATGAGGAGCCATCCCAACTAACGCCGTAAATGTTACCGTCCACGGTTGGCAATGGGTCACTGACCGTAAAGTATCCGCTTGACCCGACTGCATTTTCAGCATTAACGCGGAACAAGTAATCGCTTCCGGCTTCAATGACATCAGTAACCGTCCCAGTAAGGCTGTCGGGATTTAATGCGACTTTCGTCCAGTCCGTGCCACCTTGCTTTTG